CAACGTATTACATATAGATAGTTTCACTGTGCTTCCTAGCCATAGGGGAAAAGGATTGGGATATGAAATGATCCATTCCCTTATGGATTGGGCACAGGAAATGGGTTATGAGTTTATTACAGGAGAAGCTCGTGAAGGAGCTAGTTGGCATATATTCAAAAACCTAGGAGCTGAGTCTATTCTTTCTTACAAGGATTGGAACAAAACAAAAGAAAATTACACGAGTTTTAAAATCACATTATAATGGCACTAGTTAATCAGGTGGATAAAAGAGTGAGAATGACCACTTGGCAGATTGTCAAGTATCAGATACTCACACATTGTTATCTCTTTGAAATACCAGTTAGTGAAGCAGATTTAAACTGTCTCACTCTATTGGCTATTGAAGGAGATCAAGAACTAACACATTTCTGTAACAAAGCATATGATAAGAAAATCTTTTCTAGCACACAGTCTGTACGTAACTGTCTCACTAAAGCTGAAAGGAAAGGATTGATTGTAAAAGAAGGAAAGAATAAGAAAAAGATTTCTATTAATTCTAGTCTTAAACTACATGCTCAAGGAAATATCTTGTTAGACTATAAATTTTTAAGCGTTGAAGCCTAAAAAGTATAAAGACATACTTCCTATTGTAGCTGAAGAGCTAAACTTGTCGCAACAGATGGTGACAGATGTCACATCGTTCTATTGGCAAGAGATAAGAAAAAGTCTATCAAGCTTAAAACATAGTAGAATACATATTACCAATCTTGGAGACTTTACAATAAAGCATTGGAAGTTAGATGACAAGATTGATATGTTAGAAAAGTTTAAAGACAACTTTAGACAAAAAGGATTACAAGAAATTGTAACCAGGTTTAGAACAGATGAGACACTCTTTGATCTAAAGGCAATTAAGATCCTAATGGATGAAGAGAAACAAAGGAAAGATTTTATTAAGTTACATAAAACCAAAACTGATGAGTCTAAAAGAGAACATAATACAAATTTGGAAAGCAAAGGGACAGATCCTGGAGGGAATAACTAACTCCATCTTTAAGAGAGAGGATGTAGAAGAGATTGCTAAACGTAGAATGGATATATGCTTCTTCTGTGATCTATATACAGAAGATGATAAAGGATGTTTAGTTCCGGGTACAGGTCCATGTTGTAATTCAATATTAGGAGGATGCGGATGTAGTTTAAGTTTTAAAACTAGATCTCTATCTTCAGATTGTCCAAAGGGACATTGGAAGGCTGAGGTGACACAAGAAGAAGAAGATTTAATTAATCAGAAGTTAGGAATATAAACAACAAACATATGAGCATTATAACATTCACACCACATGACCACAAGTATACAAGTATAGATAAACAAGAAGATATCAAATGGGTATCTGTAACATCGTTTATTGGTAACTTCAAACAACCTTTTGATGCAGATAAGATTGCTCTAAAAACATCTAAGTCTAAGAAGTCAAAATGGTATGGTATGACGCCAGAAGAAATAAAACTTGCATGGTCTAATGAAGCATTACGTGCTACAACATTAGGTACATGGTATCATAATTGCAGAGAATCAGATATATGTTCATTAGAAACAATAGAAAGACATGGTAACACTGTTCCTATTTTTAGGCCGATTGAGACTGACGGTATTAAGGTTTCTCCAAACCAGAAGCTTACAGATGGTGTATATCCTGAGCACATGGTTTACCTAAAATCTGCCGGATTATGTGGTCAATCAGATCTTGTTGAGGTGATTAGTGGAGAAGTTCATATTACAGACTATAAGACTAACAAAGAAATTAAAACCGAAGGTTTCACTAACTGGGAGGGTATTACAACTAAGATGAACTCTCCTGTTAGTCATCTTGATGATTGTAATGTAAACCACTATGCATTACAATTAAGTTTGTATATGTATATTATACTGAAACATAATCCAAAACTAAAGCCAGGAATACTAACTATACATCATATTCTATTTGAAGAAGTGGGTAAAGATAAGTTTGGTAATCCCATCACCGCTCTTGATACAAATGGTGATCCTATAGTTAAAGATATTATTCAGTATGATCTACCATATTTGAAAGCAGAAGTTATATCTTTACTACATTGGTTAGAAGATAATAGAGACAATTTAAAACAAAAATATTAATGATAAGATTATTTGATATACAAAATGGTAAGCTGGTTCCTAGTGAGCATTGCTACACATTAAAGTTTTTAAAAGATATAATGGATGAGTATGGTGATGAGTCTGTAAAGGTGTTTACATATTTGTTCTATATGACATGTCCTAATCCAGATTTAAATCCTTTTTTTGATGTACCGGAAATGGACAAAGAAGAAATTATTATATCAGAAGTAGACGGGGATTTTTCTACAGAAGATGATCTTATAGTGAATGGGTTAAAGATGTGTAAGAAAATGTATGAGACCCCCACCTATAGAGCATACCAGGGTATTAAGATTGCACTAGATAATATGGCAGGATTTATGGCTACTGAAAAGGTGACATCTGGCAGGGATGGATCTGCTACAGCTATTCTTAGAATAGCAGAAAGATTTGATGCTGTTAGACAAAGCTTTAAAGGAGTGTATAGAGATTTATTAGAAGAACAACAATCACAAGTTAGAGGAGGACAGAATCTAGCTTATGATCAATAGAACATTGTAGAGTGGCGAAATTGGGTTGTCTCAGTTATGACCCTGGCATACGCACCCACCTGTCTCGTGGGCGGTGACAAAGAAATAGATTGATGATATGGGGTAGACCACCAGCTTGCAAGCGTACTGTCATCAATTGAATCTCACCTTGGTGGTTCGAGTCCATCCTCTACAGCATATTAGGTTGACTGGAATGTATCCTTTAACTGTAGAAAGGGCGGATACCTAGAGGTTAGAAATGCCAGTCGTAAAAGCAGATGTCCACGCACCCATCTTCTGCTTTCCTAAAAATATTAAACTATAAAACTATGGCACAAGACGTTTACACAGATTATGAAATTAAAGAGTTTGCAGCAATTACCCCTCTATCAGATACTGATGGTTTTATGCATGATTGGGTTTTTCATTTTAATCCTTACAATAAACTATGGAATGCTATTCCGAGAGATTTGTATACCAAGTATTGGGATAATTGTGAACTGGATGGCGTATTACGTAGTAAAGATTTTAACACTCTTTTGCACTTATTACATAAGTCTAAAGGTGATGTAAATGAGATTCGTAATATAACCACTGTTGTTAATACTAAATAATGTTTAAAGAAATACCTACATACGAGAATGGCGTATGGGATGTAACTACATTCTATACAATGGAAGAGTTTAGGGACTTTCTTTTATCTATGTTTAAAGAGCCGGGTAAGTATAATTTTAATGAAACTAGTAAGATTTTTAATGAAGAAGGACGTAAGTTTCAAAAACAAGGATACTACTGTGCAGCACCAATAAAGAGTAAAGACTTTATTACATACTGGAACGATCAAAAGAATAAATGTCGTAATGGTGTAATTATTAAAGATGCTGGCAATTCTTGGTTTATTTCTAGAGACTATTACATGTGGTTAAACTTTCTTCCTATCTATGATAAAGAAGAAAAGAGGTTTGACTTTGCTAAGGTGAGAGATGCACAGTATCATATGGCTCTATACGAGCATTTAGCTGAATTACATTATAAGCATGCTATCATTCTAAAGAAGCGTCAGATAGCATCCTCATATTTTCATATGGCTAAGCTAATCAACCAGTATTGGTTTGAAGAAGGAGCTGTATTAAAGATAGGAGCTAGTCTAAAGGATTACATTAATGAGAAAGGTTCATGGAAGTTTCTTGGTGAATACAAGAACTTTTTAAATGAACACACTGCATGGTATAGACCAGCAGAGCCAGACAAGGTGGGAGCTTGGCAGCAACAGATTAAAGTGAGAATGGGTGGTCGTGATACTTATAGAGGTTTGAAATCCACGATTAACTTATACTCCTTTGAGAAAGACCCAACACACGGTGTCGGTGGACCTGTCACCTATTTCTTTCATGAGGAAGCCGGTATTGCTCCAAAGATGGACGATACTTACGGGTTTATGAAACCAGCATTGAAGTCTGGTCACATGATTACGGGTCAGTTTATTGCAGCTGGATCTGTCGGTGATTTAGACCAGTGCGAGCCTATGAAAGAATACATCATGCATCCAGAAGAAAATGGATTTTATGCTGTAGAGTCTAATCTCATTGATAAAGATGGTACAATAGGAAAAACAGGTTTGTTTATTCCTGAACAATGGTCTATGCCTCCATACATAGATCAATGGGGCAACTCTAAAGTGGAAGAAGCTTTAGAAGCATTAGAGAAAGAGTTTGATAAGATGAAGAAGGACTTAGATCCGGCAGCTTATCAGTTGACAGTATCTCAGCAACCTCGTTGTATAGAAGAAGCATTTGCTACACGTAAGGTGAGTGTGTTTCCTCCACACTTAGTTGCTAAACAAATGCAACGGATACAAGATAAAGAATATCCCACTGAATATTTAGAACTATCTCGTAATGCTGAGGGTAAGATTGTAGACAAACCTTCCAGAAAGATTCCTATCATGGACTTTCCTGTGTCTAAGAAGACAGAAGATAAAGAAGGAGTGTTGTGTATTTACGAAAGACCTCATAAAGATCCTACATTTGGGATGTACTATGCTTCTGTAGACCCCGTTAGTGAAGGAAAGACCACTACATCTGATTCACTATGTTCTATATACGTATATAAGAATCCAGTAGAGGTTATAAAGGATGATGGTAACGGATCTGTAAAGAACGAGATAGAACGTGACATGATTGTAGCATCATGGTGTGGACGTTTTGATGATCTTAATAAAACTCATGAAAGACTTGAGCTTCTTATAGAATGGTATAATGCCTGGACTATTGTAGAAAATAACGTAGCTTTGTTTATTCAGTACATGATTTCAAAAAGAAAGCAGAAGTACTTAGTTCCAAAAG